AAATTGGATTGGATAAGTTCTACGTCATCTCTCGTCACAATGAAGAATCGCCTGCGATTGCAGGGCGTAACAATACGAAGAAACTAGGGGATATCTTCGAAGCCTTTATTGGTGCCTTGTGGACCGACTGCGGCAATCGGTTTCATATCGTGTATACCTTTGTAACCTCTGTGATGGAGGCATACCTAGACATTGAAGAAGTGATTCATGAGACTACAAACTATAAAGACCTGTTTCAGAAGCATTGTCAGCGTGAGTTGAAGTTAACACCGACCTACGAGATGTTATCCAATGACCCAAAGAAGAATGAGATACGCGTTGCGGTCTGTGATGCGAGTGGAAAGCATCTAGCCTATGGAAGTGGAAGCACACGCAAAAAGGCTGAACAATTAGCGGCTAAACAAGCCCTTGAAGCCATTTCTGGGTAATCAAGCGTCCCTTGCGATAGCGTTTCATGGTGCGTCCACGTGTCTGTAAGACCGACTTGGTGCAAATGGCGATCGCTGCAGATTCCTTGTTAGATCCCTTACGAGCCTTGACCGTTTTTCGCACGCTCTTCACACACTTATCGAATTTGGACGAAACACGCGTTTTCATTATTTATCGTCTAGAGTTTCTTTGAGTTCCACCTCGTCGAGGACCGAGTTTGGTGAGCGCTGCAATGTCTTGGACTTTCTTTCGTAACTCATCCACTTCTTGATCGCACGCTGCGATGTCTTTACGAAGTTCAGCCACTTGTTGATTTGGAGCAGACTCACTCACGTACATGGACTTGGGGATTGGCGCAACCGGTTGAACCGCGGGCGGTGGAACCATGGGAACTGACTTGCGTTTCTTCGACTTAACCTTTCGTGTCCTTTTTGGCTTAACTGCAACCACAGGCGCAACCACAGGCGGTGGAACCACAGGCGGTGGAACCACGGGCGCAACCATAGGAGATGGAACTATAGGAGGTGGGGGTGCAACCACGGGTGGAACCACGGGTGGAACCACCTTCCGAGTCCTCTTGGGCTTGGGCTTCGAATTCACCTTTCGAGTCTTTTTGACTTTGATCGATGGAGTAGGAGCATAGATCGCAGCGGGTGGAATCACAGCACTCGATACGAACGCAAGGGGAATGATTTTACGCAGGTTGCTCGAAAACTCTACATCACGGTGTGCTGCAATACGAACAAATGCAGCCAAGAACTTGTTGACTGCATCTTTGGTGATAAGACTTTCGTATTCGGAGGTTCCTATCAATGCCAAGGTATCCCATGATCGAGTGATAACCGTATGTAGTTTATTTCTTCCAGCTTTCGTAGTTCGATTCACAACTCCTTGGAAGTATCCGCTATTGTCGAGAATGGGTACAATGTAGCGATATTCAGCTCGATTCTTTAATGCACTTGTGCGTTTGGCCCACTCCAAATAGTCTTTGAGCTTTTTCTCGTTACGGCTGTCGAAGGACCGTCCCCAATCGTGGGCGACCAACTTATTGTTCATCAGCGCAATGTTTGCGCCATGTAAGTCAGTGTGCATGAGTCCGTACTCATTGAGATAACTCATTGCAGTTGCGAGCAACATCATGTAGGTTGGAAACTTCTCCTTGAAGTCAGGAGTGACCTGAAGTCTGAAAAAATCCTTTCCCTGTTTAGGCGTGATGAGATTCACAAGTTTTCCATTCGCAAGGTCTTTGACTTTACAGGATTGTTGTTCGTCTTCAGGCTTGAATTTAGGCGTACACGAATCCGTTGCAAAGTTCACATAGTCTCGAATGGATGGAAACACAGGTTCAACCTTTTGTATCACGTTCTGAAGAAATGCTTGCTTCTCTCGTTCACCCGAGTTAGCCGACACAATGCGTGAGACTTTGTTTTGAACATCGATTCCTGGATTGGGAGGGTCACAACTCACAGGAGGGTCATACACACAAGTATCCGCACCATTGGCAAGAAACTTACCACCGTACATTGTCTTTATGGAACACTTTGTTGCGCGGACGCTGTTGAAGTAGAATTTATCCTCGGAGAATATAAACATACATGGGTGGTGGTCTTCTTCAACTCGTTGCTTATGGTGCACAAGATGCGTATATCACTGGAAATCCTCACATCACCTTTTGGAAGGTGTTGTTCAAGCGTCATACCAACTTTGCCGTGGAGGCCTTCCGCGTGAATTTTACAGGTATGCCCACCTACGGACAACGCGTCGTAGCGATTGTCAATCGTAACGCAGATCTGATCTGGAAGACCTATATCGAGGTCACATTGCCTACAACCGATGTTGCTCCACTTTCTCCTTCAAACGATCCAGGTAACGAGGATATCGCCTGGACGGCAGGTGCTCAACGCCGTCTTGGATACCTCTTGTTGAAGCAGATTGAGGTTGAGATTGGCGGGCAGATCATTGACCGTCATTATGGCGAATGGCTCTACTTGTGGGAGACCTTAACCACTGACTTCGATACATGCGCAAAGCTGGATAACATGGTTGGTGGAGGCTATAGTGGCGTAGCCAGTGGTTCAGTTACATGCCAGGGCCGCCCTAATGTATTGTATGTACCACTCCAATTCTGGTTCAACCGCAATCCAGGTCTTGCGCTTCCATTGATTGCGCTTCAGTACCATGAGGTGCGATTCAACATCACACTCGAAGACAGCATCAACCTTGTCAAGGGTGCTGGAACGGGTGCTCAACTTGTCACAGCCGCAAACAACCTCCCTGCTCTCAAGGACATGGCACTCTACATTGATTACGTGTACTTGGATGTGGAGGAGCGCAGACGATTTGCCCAGGCAAGCCACGAGTATTTGATTGAGCAACTTCAATTTTCAGGTCAGCAAACGATTACAACCTCTTCTGGACGTATCGACTTGACCTTGAACCACCCAGTCAAGGAACTCATCTGGGTCTTCCAAGACGCACGCAAGCTAGATTGCTCTCTTCCAACCTTCACCGGCGTTGCTGCGAATACACAACCCTTCAGTTACGACGATATCGTCAACCGTGCTCGTCTCCAACTCAACGGTCAGGACCGATTTGATGAACGATATGGCGACTATTTCTGGAAGGTCCAGCCCTACCAACACCACACAGGCGGTGCATTTAACCGTTTCGTCGGTTATACTGCCATGGTTCCAACCCCAACTCCTAACCCAATCAACATGTACTCCTTTGCCATCAGTCCTGAGGAGCATCAACCATCCGGTACTTGCAACTTCTCTCGCATTGACACAGCTACATTGGTCTACGATAGCAAGATTGGCGCTCTAGGTTCATACCCTAACAAGGAATACCCATACAACTTCCGTATGTATGCCGTGAACTACAACATCTTCCGTATCATGAGCGGTATGGGTGGACTGGCTTACAGCAACTAAATGTCGTAATAGTATATGACACATTGGGGATACCATCTGATTTTGAACGGACGCAACTGTATTCCTGCCTCGATTCGCTCTGCACAACATATTGGCGTATTCACCTCTACACTTGTCAACCAAATCGATATGGTTCCTTACGGAAAACCTGAGATTGTGATGTTCGGAACCGGCAATAAGAAGGGATTTACATTAGTTCAGTTGATTGAGACCTCCAACATTTGCGCACACTTTGTTGAGGAAACCGATGACATCTATCTCGATGTCTTTTCATGTAAGCCTTTCGATGAAAAAGTAGTCAAAAAGGTAGTCGATAACTTCTTCTCACCCGCCACAATGGATACTAAACTCATTCTTCGCGACGCATCCACTCGCATGCAATAAATCACACCCTTACATAAATGGGTATTCCACGCGTGTATTGGTATGTACTCTTAATCGTCTTATTGGAGACACTCGCTATGAGCTGCTTCAAACGTAGTATCGACAACTCAGCCTTCTTTGCGGTCGGTGTGTTGTTTTATACAGCCGTAGGGTACCTGTTGAGATTCAAAATGAATAACACAGGCATGGCGATGACCAACGCATTGTGGTCCGGATTGTCTGTGATGGCCACAACCACTGTAGGTATCTTGTTGTTCAAGGAATCTATGCACTTCCACGACTTCATTGCGATTGCGCTGATTGTCAGTGGCGTGATGATTTTGAAAGT